AGAAGATACAGAAACCGAAACGACATATGTCCACCGAGGAGTGGCTCAAAGATCTTTCACCAGATCTTGGACCCTCAGTGATGAAACGGAAGTTAGATCAGTTGAATTTGAGGATGGGTTGCTAAGCATCGTTCTGGGAAGAATTGTGCCTGAGCATCATCAAAGGAAAGAATGGTTCTAATTGACATCTATGCTAAAATAGTGGGTGATGAAACACCCTCTTTTTTATGGAAGTAATTGTAGAAGGAAAAGTAAAAACGGTCTATCAAGGCGATGATGCTGATCGTGTTATTATTGAGTATCACGATAAAGTGACCGCAGGCAATGGGGAAAAGGAAGACTATCCTTTAGGTAAGGGATCTCTGTGTTGTAGTATCTCTTCTCTTTTGTTTGAGAGACTTACCAAAGAACTTATTCCAACTCATTATATTAATATGGTTGGATCTAATAAAATGATTTGTAAGAAGGTAGAAATAGTTCCATTGGAAGTTATCTGCCGTAATCGTGCTGCTGGATCTATTGTTCGTGAAACAACTCTTCATGAAGGAGCACCACTGCCACAACCAATTGTTGAATTCTTTTTGAAAGATGATAGTAAGCATGACCCACTGCTTACACCAGATCGTGTGCGTCTGATGGGATATGACCCAGAACCTTTTATTGAAATGACGTTGCAGATTAATGATTATCTCCGTCAGATGTTCTACATTCTAGGTATTGAATTGATTGATTTTAAAGTTGAGTATGGTTATACGGCTCATGGTGAGTTGCTACTTGCCGATGAAATTAGTCCTGATAGTATGAGACTGTGGAAGATTGGTGGTGATGAAAGATTTGATAAAGACTTATTCAGGAAGGATGAAGGTGACATTGTTCCTGCCTATCGTGAGATTCTTGACCGATTGCAACCATTAGCAATTCAATAAATAGAATTGAATATCGTCGTCGTATGGACGGAGGGGTAACTGGCCAAATCCAGTTGACGCCCCTCTTTTTTCTTGCTATAATACCATTGAGTCAAAATGTCTTATGGCACCCAAGAAGAAAGAGTATGTTGATGTTGTCTTACCTGCCTCAGGTGATGGCGTTGATTATGAAGTAATTAGTCGTAAGGTAACTGAGAACGCACATCGTCAGTGGTCTGATATTAAATCGGATCCCTATGATGAAATTGTGGAGCAAAGGAAAAAGATCTGCTATGGTAATCCTGAAGAGGTCTTTGAGACTTTTGAAACAGTCCGTTATCGTAAATATCGTCCTGCACCCGAATATCCTACCGAAGTAAAATCAAAACAAGAAGTTAACGAAAAAGTAACAGTAGAATCATGACAATTAAAATGATGCTCCTTAAAACGGGAGAAACCTTAATCGCAGATGCTAAAGAAGTTGCCAGGGAAGAACAAGTTCGTGGTTACCTTCTTGAGAATCCTCATTATGTAAATACTCAGGAGAAAAATGTTCTCACTGAATCTGATACTGGAAATTCAAATTATGAAATTGATGTAGTATTGACTCCATGGTTAATTCTTTCTAGTGATCATAAGTTTGTTGTATCTGCAGATTACATTGCGACTATTTGTGAACCTATCTCAAGTGTAAAAGATATGTTTATTAAAAAAACTGAAAATAACTTGAGCGTGGAAGGAGTACAAGACGAAATTCCACTGTCCCCTACGGAGATTATCAATGAGTGATAAAAATATTAAATGTCTACTAGTTGACATTGACAATGTATTGATTAGTGAAGTTGAAGAAGTGGATTCTGCTATTGGTGATCCAGATTGTAAACTTATTAACCCACTTCGTTTTTATATTGATGGTAAAATGGAACCATGGGTTAAAGTGTCTAATCAAACGGAGTTTATGATTCGTTCCAGTGATATTCTTACTATTGCTGATCCCAGTCCTGAAGTAATTGCAAATTATCTGAAACTTACGGAATGAAGGTATTAAGCATTGATCTGGACTATATTATGAGTCCAGTGATTGAATTATATAATAATCTTCGATTTGATCAGAATCCCACTTTAAGGTGGCAAAATTTATTTGATAAAACTTCTTTCAAAGAAAGTCACCTCTACATTGACCAAGGTAATCTTCTTTATTGTTTCAATACTTATTTGAAAGCGTTGAGGCATTGTGATAGTGTTACTTTTGGATATGACCACGATTCCATTCTTTATACCTTACGTGATTATGAAGACATAGAACTGATTAATATTGATCATCATGATGATGTTTTTGGTGGAGATTATATAAGAAGTTCTTCTTCAGATGAAAGTGCATATCGTAAAGAATACAATGCTGCGATTAATCATGGGCGCGTTCATGAGGGTAATTGGGGATGTTGGTTGGGTGGTATGGGTAAGTTGAAATCTTTTGTTTGGATTGGTAATGAAGAAAGTGCAAACAAATTAAGAAATAAGTATAATGAACAAGTGGTTCCCAACTATCTAAATGTAGAAAGAGAGAACTATGTGTTTGAAGATTATAATTTTGACCATATCTTTGTTTGCCTCTCGCCTCAATATACTCCCAAGCAGCACTGGCATTATTTTTCGATGTTCATCTCTACATTTGAGGAAATGACTGGAAAAGATGCTATAATACATACAGACAAATTCCAGTTTCATACCAACCTAGACAGAGTACATAATGAGATTTTACACCAACGTTCAAATGGTCGGTGACCACTTTTTGGTTCGTGGTTATGAGAATGGGAGTCACTTTGCAACTAGGGAAAAATTTTACCCGACATTATTCGTAGCATCAAACAAACCTACAAAGTATAAGACGCTTGAAGGCGAATATGTTGAGTCGATTGAACCTGGAACTGTTCGTGATTGCCGAGAGTTCATCAAGAGATATGATGGCGTAGATAACTTTAAGATCTACGGAAACGACAGGTATATCTATCAGTATATTTCTGAGAAGTATCCTGAAGAAGAGATTAAATTTGACACTACAAAAATTAAAATCTCTACTATTGATATTGAGGTGAAGTCAGAGAATGGATTCCCTGATGTTGAATCTGCTGCTGAAGAAGTTCTCCTGATTACAGTGCAGGATTATACCACCAAACAGATTCGTACTTGGGGTCAAGGACCCTTCAATAACAAGCAGCAGAATGTCATCTATAAAGGTTTCAGGACTGAGTATGAACTCCTGAATGATTTCATTAACTGGTGGATGATTGAAGAGAATACTCCTGAAGTTGTGACTGGTTGGAACAGTGAACTATATGATATGCCGTATCTGGTGCGTCGTATCGATAGAATTCTTGGTGAAAAGTTGATGAAACGTCTTTCGCCTTGGGGACTTGTTACTGAAAAGGAAACATTTATTGCCGGTCGCAAACATATCTCTTATGATGTTGGTGGTATTACGCAACTTGATTACCTAAATCTTTATAAGAAGTTTACTTATAAGGCGCAAGAATCCTATCGACTGGATTATATTGCGAGTGTAGAACTTGGGCAAAAGAAACTTGATCACTCTGAGTTTGATACGTTCAAAGATTTCTATACTAATGGGTGGCAAAAGTTTGTAGAATATAATATCATTGACGTGGAACTTGTTGACCGTATGGAAGACAAGATGAAACTGATTGAACTAGCAATCGTTATGGCATATGATGCTAAGGCAAATTATGCTGATGTGTTTTCCCAGGTTCGTATGTGGGATACTATCATTTACAATTACCTTAAAAAGAGGAATATTGTAATTCCACCAAAAGAACGTTCAGACAAGGATTCAAAGTATGCAGGCGCGTATGTTAAAGAACCGATTCCTGGAAAGTATGATTGGGTGGTGTCTTTTGACCTTAATAGTCTTTATCCCCATCTTATTATGCAATACAACATCTCACCAGAGACCTTACTCGACGAAAGACACCCAACGGCTACAGTTGATAGAATCCTTAATGAGGAAATAAATTTTGAACTCTATAAGGGCAATGCTGTTTGTCCTAATGGTTCAATGTATCGTAAGGATGTACGTGGATTTCTTCCAGAATTGATGGATAAGATTTATAAGGATCGTACCATCTATAAAAAGAAGATGCTTCAGGCGAAACAAGACTATGAAAAAACTCCAACGAAAAAACTGGAGAAAGAGATTGCACGATGCAACAACATTCAGATGGCTCGTAAGATTCAACTCAACTCTGCATATGGTGCTATTGGTAATCAGTATTTTAGGTACTATAAACTGGCCAATGCAGAGGCGATTACGCTTTCTGGTCAAGTCTCTATCCGTTGGATTGAGAATAGGATGAACAAATACCTTAATAAGGTATTGAAAACTGAAGGAGAAGATTATGTTATTGCTTCTGATACCGACTCCATTTATCTTAATATGGGTCCTCTGGTTGAAAGTGTATACACGGGAAGAGAGAAAACTACTGAAGGCATTGTCACGTTCCTTAATAAGATCTGTGAGGTGGAACTTGAAAAGTATATTGATCGTTGCTACCAAGAACTGGCCGACTACGTAAACGCTTATGATCAGAAGATGTTCATGAAGCGTGAGAACATCGCTGAACGTGGTATCTGGACTGCGAAGAAGCGATACATTCTCAACGTATGGGATTCTGAAGGTGTTCGTTATGATGAACCTAAACTAAAGATGATGGGTATTGAGGCAGTTAAATCCTCTACTCCTGCACCCTGTCGTACAATGATTAAGGAGGGTCTCAAACTAATGATGAATGGCACTGAAGATGATGTGATTGAATTCATTGACAAGTGTCGTGCAGATTTTAAGAAACTTCCTCCTGAAGAAATTGCTTTTCCCAGATCTGTTTCGGATGTGGTAAAATACCGTTCTCACTCACACATCTATGCAAAAGGAACTCCTATTCATTGTCGTGGTGCTCTTCTTTTCAATCATTATATTAAGGAGAACAAACTGACCAATAAATATTCACTTATTAACAATGGTGAAAAGATTAAGTTTCTCTATTTAAAAAAACCAAACATTATTAGAGAAAACGTAATTTCTTTCATCCAAGATTTTCCAACAGAACTTGGTCTTGACAAGTACGTTGACTATGACCTACAATTTGAAAAGAGTTTTGTTGAACCTTTGAAGGCAATCTTGGATGCTATCGGATGGAGTGTTGAAAAAACTGTAAACCTAGAACTATTTTTTGGATGATGGAATTGCCTATTAATGATAAAGAACTTGCTACGATTGTAAGTGCTCTCCGCCTTGGTGGAGATACTGCTCTTTATCAAAAACTAAAAAAAGTTAAGGATATCCGTGATGCTAACCCAGGCGGACCTTATAAGAAAATTGCCCGTGAAGAATTTGGATTTGTAATGTGATGGATTTTTTAAAAGAAATTGTAAAAGAAATTGGAGATGACTACACAAAACTCGCCGCAGATATTGACGATACTGAAAAATTTGTGGATACGGGTTCTTACATTCTTAACGGACTTGTTTCAGGGTCTATATTTGGTGGCGTATCTGGGAATAAGATTACTGCCATTGCTGGGGAGTCTAGTACTGGAAAAACTTTTTTCTCGCTTGCAGTCGTCAAAAATTTCCTTGATACTAATCCTGATGGGTACTGTCTATATTTTGACACTGAAGCCGCTGTTAATAAGGCTCTACTCGCAAGTCGTGGGGTAGATTTAGATCGTACAGTTGTTGTTAACGTGGTTACTGTTGAAGAGTTCCGCACTAAGGCACTCAAGGCAGTAGATCTATACCTAAAAAAACCTGAAGACGAACGCAAACCTTGTATGTTTGTGTTAGACTCTCTTGGTATGCTTTCCACAGAGAAGGAGATCACCGACGCGCTCAACGATAAGCAGGTTCGTGATATGACAAAAT